GGGTAGTGTCTGCTGTGTCAGCATCGTGACCTAAGTTAACGTCGTTGTCATCCCAATAACCATCAACTGTGCCAGAGAAACCTCTGAAAGTTGATAGAATTGCACGAGAAGTGTCACCCATTGTAGTTACATCAATTGTTTCAGATGTCTCTTCTAGGGTAAATGCAGTTACATGTAAAAGTGCATATTTTGTTGAACCGTTAGGTGCAACTTTAACTACGCCTTCTACGCCCTTAATTTCACTCATCTTGTATCATCCTTTTTGCAAAAAGTATGTGCTACTGCACATATTATACATTACCACGTGTGTAGTAATACTTAACTGTCCACACAATTGCCGCCTGTCCAAAAGGAGCAGTTTCTGCAATTTCGCGAATAAGTATTTCACTTGTGCCTGAATTAGAAGCATTGCCTCCCATAGTAACATCTTGACTTAACTTCTCTTCAATTAACTCCATAATAGAGTTACGAGCAGTGTCTCTGTTATTACCATGCACAACAACATTAATTAAAAAGTCCATAGTAGATTCACGCCTTACAGCGCCACTAAAACTGATGTCCTCTCTAGTTTCATTTGCTGTTTCAACAAGCACATGAGGAAAACTTGTAGTCGCTAATTGCGTCAAATCAGTTGGTTCACGAGTAACTGTCTTGATTTGAGCCACTGTCCCAAGTTGGGTAACAATGTGCGCCGCAATGTCCTCACGCTTACTCATCGATAAATCCTATCCTGTCTGTGTTTATGTTTTTCAGTTCTTGTGATGCTACCATCGTTGTCCAAGTCGTATTCAACGCCTTGAGCCATTTCCATTTCGATTTCCTCAAAATATCTTTCACGATAGTAATCCATCATTTCCCTAAAACTATCCCCACCGACTTGATAAGGACTTAACAGAGGAAGGATATGAGCATACAACGCACGATAAATTGTAGAACGTGTCCACTGTGTATCAGTTAGCAATGTTGCATCAAACTCAGCGCCTACTGCACGACCAATTTGATCGAAACCCTGTGTAAAGGTCTTGTTATACCAGTTTACTTCAAGATGACGATTAACATCTGCTTCCGCTTCTGTTAATTGATCTGTAAAGTCAGTGATACCATGATTAACAATCGTTGGTTGCACTGCTGTAAGTTGAGCGTTTGTTGCGTATGCCATATCCTATCCCTCCTCATTAAAGTGTTGCGTCAGAAGTGATCTTTACACCTTTAGCGGCATCTAGGATACCTGCGCCAAATGCGGCTGACGATACAACCTCGAAGCCACGGATGGATTCGTCACGTTGTGTAGCAATACGAAGATCACGCTTCATTACCATACCAATTGCGGCAGGATGGAATACTGCAGAAATTGCATCGCCATCAGTATCTACGTCGATTGAAGCAGATTCGAAAATGTCAATGCCTGCAACTGTGCCAACAAAATACTGACGAGCAGCAGCGTTAGCAAGGTCAGGTGAAGCACCAAAGTTACCACCAGCGTTTAGAAGACCTTTCTTAAGGTTGTAAGCAGCAAGTGGGTGCAATACAGCAACAAGACCTGTCATTGGGACAGAGTTGTTACGAAGTGTTGCGGCAGCCTTTAGGATGTGGTCGATTGTCATTTCGCCAGAAGCACCAGGACCTACGTCTGTTGTGAAACTACCGAATAGGTCAACAACAACTTCATCCATTGCTTGTGCAACTGCGTCACCAAGAACACGACCTGCGTCCTGTGCAACAGCAATTGGCGAAGACTCAACAACAATGTCTTGAATTGTTGACATTGCGCCAAATTCTGCGGCTGTGATATCAACTGCTGTTGCAGAGATATCTGTGTTTGCTAGGTCTGCACCAGCACTAAGTGCTGAAAGACCTGTTACTTTTGGCCATACTGGAACAGATGCTGTCAAGCCAGGAGTGCCCTGCATGTTATAGACAGTCACCATGTTGCGGAGTAAGGCGTTTTCGTTTAGTGTAAATTGTGCTGCTTGAGTAATGTTCTCAAATAATTCACCAGCACTATTACCGGTATCTAGTTCGTCTGCCATCTTAATTTTCCTTTATGATGTTGTAAAATTTCTTGTTTGACCAACAGCATATTTGTCTTTAAAAAGTTTCCTATGCTCTGGATTGGTCATATCAAGATCAGATAACTTAACCTCTCTTGAGGTTGAATGTTTTGTATTTCCACTGCTACCACTACCAGCAGGTGCGGCTGCACGGAAATAAGCATTTTGCGTTAAAAACTCTTCAACTGCTTGGTCAACAGTGACCGGTGCAGCATTATTAGTATCATAACGCACTTGACCGTCTGAGTCTAATACTTCAACTTGTCCGCTTTCATTTAAGCGAACATTATTTTTCATTAAACTAGCAACGTGGTCTGGATTCAATGCTTTGTGCTTACTTGCGGCACTTAGCAATGCACCATCGACCTGAATACGATGTAGTTCAGTTTGCAATTGCCCAATGCGGGCATCAGCATCTGACTTTTGCTTTTGAAGTAGTTCCTCAAATTGGCTTTTTTTCATCATTTCTGCTTCCTTTGCTTGCTCTTGCGCCGTCTTCAGAGAATGATATTCCTCTACGTCAATGCTTTCGTATTTGCGCTCTACTTGCTTTAAGCGGTTTGCAATAATACGGTCCACATCATCTTGAGTGAATGTTTTTTCTTCAACCTGGTTATTGTTACCTGCACTTACAGAATCACCAGTAGGTTCTGTGACAGTTTCTTGTGCGATGTTTTGTTCGTCCATCTTAAACGTCTCCCTGATCAAGGTAAATTGTTAAACTCTTTTGGGGGTCTATCTTTAAACCGGTCTAACACCTTTATTTATGCTGAATTTTCAGTGTCCTCACCCGGCACTTGAATATTCATTTCTTCATGGTCCTTAGCAATACTATCCAATATCATTTGCAAATCGCTTTCGTCATCAATTAATAGACGTGCAATTTCATCATGCATATAATGTTGGAAACTATCGTGTGGGACTGCTTCTAAAGCCTGCTTATAGAGGTTTAACTCATTGTGTTTGTCACGTAGGTCAAATCTCTTTTCATAGTAGACTTCGAATTCTTCGTCTTGTTCAATGTTTTGCCAATCAAAGAACATTTTCCAAATCTTTTTCTCTGCTTTCTCTAACACACTAGCATTGTCTGAAAGTTTAGCATTTAACATTTCACGCTCTACTTGTAAACTAATACCTGATTGAGGTCCTTTGCGTGCCTTGATAGCCGCTAAGTGTGTCATATCCTCAATAGCATTTACTTTTTGTTCCATAGCACCTAAAATGCTTTCAACAGTAGCACCTGTTGGTTGTAACAAGTATGGCTGAATGTTTGTTGATTCATCTACAGTAATGATTGAACCACTACCACCATTAAGTTGTGCTGATGGTTCAGCAACAATACTTGGGTGGGATGACAATCTAATACTTTCATACATTTCAGAGGTTAAGTTGTAAATCTCACGGCTAATGTCGCATACATCGCCAATAGCACTTGTGCCTACACCCTTGTGAAAACTTGCATCAGTAAACACATGAATAAACGGAATATAACCTAGTGGATTTTCATATTCTTCAAATTCAACAACTTTACCATAACCTGCTGACATTGCATCTTGTTTAGCAAATACGTCACCAGCAGTTAGATAGTTGCTAGTATTGATAAAGTCCTTTTTAGTTACTTTATATACTTCAATACGGTCAGGATACCAAACACGAATAATATCATACTCTGGTTGTTCATCTTCAACAACTTGCAAGTATGTTAATTTGTTTTTGCCGTTTATTTGTTTTTCATAGCGCCAATTACGCACATTAGTTGGTGAATACAGTGTTGCAAATGAACGTATGCCTAATGCTTCTTCTTCTGCCGCTGATTCAACTTGATATGCTGGGCGATCCATACCTACCCATGCGCCACCATAAATTAGCATCATATCATGCACTTCACGCATAAATGCATTTAGGTCTGTGCCATCTAAATCTGCGTTGTTTATAAACTGTCGCACAAAAACATCGTCAACTAAACGACCTAATGTTCTTGTTGGTGGATTTCTAAAAATAAAACTTCTATAAGCGTCAACTACTTGACGTGGGTGGTTTTGAAATGCTGTATCCATTAATCGTTGTCTGTAAGCATTTCCTGGTGCTTGGTCTTCTGCTAAGTATTTTCTTAGGTAAGCGCCGTCTCTATATTCTTCGGCACCCATATATGATCTCATATAATAATCCCAGCGATACACATATTCTGCGTAGCCTGGGTGCACCAAAGATAATTCTTGTGGTTCTAACATGTGTTTCCTCTTTTGAGTGTAGTTTTTACTGTCCCGCGGACATATGACAATCCGTCCTCGGTTGAGCATCACCGATACGTTATACTTTATTTATGCCTAAAAAAAAGCGCCGCAATCGCGACGCCCAACACAGTCGTGTTGTTAAGTTGGAGTAATAATACGAAAAACTACTAACGTATCTTATTATACTAGCACCATTATTTACTATGTCAACAATTTTTATAAATAATTTAGTAAACAATGCGTATTGTGGAGATACGCACTCCTGTTTATAATATTCTCGCTTATAAAGGCCTGCCTTTCTCATTGAGGGCAGGTCTTTTTTTTTATTGAAAATTTAATAATGACCCCAAGTCTTAGTAGTGCGAGGCTCATAATCCTTTCTAAGTGGATATAGGTATTCACACATATAACCTAAACTATCATTAGGCCCGTCATAACCATCTACTGCATCTTTTGATGGTATTTGGGTGCCGGGCTTATATTCATGTTTCATTAGTGCTTCTATTGTAGTCTTACATTTAGGATCAATAAACAAATTACGTTCTCTATTTGCATTGCATAACAATCTGTTGACAATGTTAATCCTATCTTTAACAGCAGGGTGTCCGCGCCTGGTTTTAACTGTAAATCCCCATTGCTGTAATATTGTGTGGTCTGTTTTACCGCCAGCACTTGTTTTGCGAGCACTGCCCGCAGGGTCTGGATAGACAACAAAGCGAGACCCAGGATATCTCTCTTTTATTGCTTGACTCATCTCGTCAGTATTAGTATTTTC